CAGCAGTTGCAACCTTATTTGTCCACCATGTAGGAAGTTCATCCTCATCACCAAGTTTGCCTAACTCACCCTGCATTTTCTCCAATGCCTTATAAGCAATCGCAACCTTGTTCTTCATTGATGCAACATCTGTATGACCATTTTCAGTTAGCTTCTGGTCAACTCTATCAAGCAAAGCTTCATTCCTTGAGAGGTATGCAGCAACAGCCATCTTTTGTTTCTTCTTATCAGACTTACCCTTGAACTGTGGCGCATCTGACTTTCTGAAATCTTTTACATAATCTCCAATATCAGCATCTTTATCAAGAACTTCACCAAACATCTTCTTGTATTTTTGAGTATGAATAGATTGCTTGGTTACTGCACCTTTATCTCCCGGTGCTGGACCGGCCTTCTTTGCTTTGAAATGTCTGTCTCTGTCATCCTTGACACTTGATTTTACACCAGAATGATACTTTGCTGGTTGTGTACCTGGCATATCTTTAACATCAGGGTCTTGTTTTACTTCATTCATTTGAAGTGTGCCAAATTTTGGATTATATTTGCTGCCATGCAAAACTTCACTCCGACGAATTGCTATTTTAGTTTTTTGACCAAGTATTCCATCAACCTTAATACCTAGTTTTTTTTGTGTGTCTCGTATGTTTTGCTCTTTTGTTTTAATTTTAACAGTAACACTAGGAACTTCATTAATTTGGTTAACAAAATCTTTAAACGAAAAGCCCTCATCTTGATACTGTGCTTTCAAATCACTTGGAAGAATACCGGTGCTGACAAGCTTGTTTACATACTGCTGGAAATTTCTGGCAGGAACACCATATTCTCTTGCAACATCTGCCGCAATAGAGCCTGGGCTTCGTTGCTTTGATGTAGATTTTAATCTATTGACATAATTTTTGATCATTTTATCATAAGCCCTTGGATGAGTCATTTGATCAATCTTTGCTTTCGCTTTCATAAACCATGCCATCTCATTAAGTTCTGGATCATAGGATGCAGTCATTGTTTTTGCTGGTTTTGGATCATCAGCACGGCGTGTATTATACTTTTTACCTTTCCAAGTAAATATACCACCGGGGCCACCTTCTTTCTTACGAGCAGCTGCGAATGCTTGACCAAAACTCTGTGTATCTTTTTTCTCTTTTTTCTTTGGTGGTATCTTAATTGGAACAGTAACACTTGTTTTACTATCCCGTTTAACCTTTCTCTCAGGGTCTTTTACATCTACTTTTTTCTTTGGTGATAGCTTGATTGGAACAGTAACACTTGTTTTACTATCTCGTTTAACCTTTCTCTCAGGGTCTTTTACATCAACACCCTTTGATTTTTTATCTTCGCCAGTTTTTCCACCATACATTTTACTTATTGCTGCAATCTTTTTCCCATAATCTGGATCAGTAGCATATTTACGACTACCAGATTTTGTTAGTACACCTCTCCATTCACTACCATGCTGTTTAATAGCATCTGCTTCGCTATCAAATTGTGCAAAACGAGCAGAGGTTTTTATCGTTTTACCACCTTTAAATTCTTTTGTCCGTTTTCTTTCAGCAGCTTGTTTCTTACGAGCTTTCATTCCAACCAGATTACCTTTAGCAGATGGTAATTTGCCCCATCCAGTTTCCTGTGCAGCTTGAGATGCATACATTTTAGGATTTGGGTGGCCTGCTGCTTTGGCTTTTCTCATTCTTTCATTATACCAAGCTCGTCTTCCTGATCTTGTAGAAACATCAGATGCTTCATCAAGTGCAATATCATTCAACCACGCTTTATGAACTTTACCATCTTCTGCCATAAATGAAATATAGTTTGTTCCTTTACGGACAATTTCTCCACTTATCCCATTTGCTTCTACAATCTCACCTACATTCCAAATCTTTCCTGTGAGATAAGCATCACGTATTTCTTCATAAACATCCATCTCACCCATGTCTTTTTCTTCACGAATGCCCATCTTATTACGAACATCTGCATACATCTTTTTAACATCTCTAAAACCAGATGGAACACCCTGACTAAAAGAATCAAAGTCGCCATCCATTGCAGCTTTTCTCATCTTGCTGGCACTCATGCCTTCAAGACCTTCAGCATCAGGATCACGCTCTCCTGCCGACACCACGGCAACGGCATCAAATCCATAGTAACCATGACGAGATTTGACACCATTGTATTCGTTTATAAGTTTCTCAAATTCATCCACTCTATCACTTCCAACAACCATGATGATTGACTTGTATCCCTTATTGTAAAGAGACACAAGAACTTCAAAAATGTTTCGTGAACTATCTGTGATGACATTCTTCGCATATTTTGGAAACATCTTTTTAATGTATGCAACTTTTCTTTTATAATCTAGAGGATTTTTTTTAACATCTTGAGAGTGAGAAACAAAAACATGCATCTTAGAACCAACATTCTTACCCTGCTCTTTGCCCAAAGCATCAATTAACTTGCCATGACCAGTAGTTGGAGGATTCAGTCTTCCAAAAGTGAATACAGCTGTATCACCACTTTTTTCCATTAACTCACTAAATTTTTGCATTATTACCTTTTTGTAGGAAAGCACTTATTGGTTTCCTAGTCAGCTTCTTGGCAACCATTGGTTCTGTTGACAGGTTTGTAGTTTTCTTAATAGGTGCGGATTTAGCAACTATACCGGCTCTAAACTTTTTAACTCTATCATGTTCACCTTGACGAAGTTTTATTGTAGCTCGTTTTGATATTTTCTCAATTCTTTTTCCAAATCTTTGCATAATTATTTGGTCTGCTTTAATTTTAGCCATCATCGACATACTATTATAATTAGGATATACTTTAAGTCTAAATTTATTAATTGTTTGTTTTCTTGCAGACTTAGTAAGTTTTTCTGTATTTCTGACTCGCATCATAGTCCGTCTTTTTTTCATTTTAAATGAAGTTTGTTTGGACAACATTCTCATCCTGCGGCCTTGCTTCCTACGTTGAGCTATACCGACCATTTTACCGTAAACTTTTTCGTTTAAGTTTAGAAAACTTTTCATTTGTCCCATGCCTTTACTGCTGTGAAGTTGTTAAACGAGAACTCCATACGGTCTACAAGTTTAACAGCATCTCCACTAACCCTATCAATAGCAACATAACCTTCGGGATTTGTCACTTTATATCCATTGCTAGTAAGAATAAACGTATCTGTCAATCCCTTCACACTATTTAGTTTATTTACAATTTGTGACTTTGCATCAACTAATAGGTTCTGAAAGGTAATAACTTGTACTAAATTGACAGTGTGCCTTCTTATTTCCCTTACATATTCTTTCTGCATGTCTGTATATTTCTTCTTACCCTTATCACTCTTTGCCTTATCAATCTGTTTCTTGATAGAAGCAAATACCCACTTCTCATAACCCTTCGCATGTGCGGCAGGATTAGTGATCTTTTCTCCAGTACGAACCTTACTATTGTTATATGTCTTGAGAGATGCACCAGCAAGAGTTCCTGTCATACTGTCCTGTAGCCTGAGGAATGCTCTTAGTTTGGGTCCGTTAATCTTATTAAAAGTTTTACCAGTTTCTGATAGTATAGCAGTAACTGATTCAGTTTCTCTCTGTGTAAATGTAGCTTTACCAGATACATCCTTATATGTTGCATCATCCATCCATACAGAACTTGTCTTAGTAAGCTTTGATATATCTGCACCAAAGGACGCTTTCATATCAGGAAGAGAATTTCCTTTATATGTGGTGTGCCAAACTATACCAATCTTTGCCCTGTTGAAAATACGACCAATATTGCTATTAACAGGTGCAGCATAAACGATAGTGTTAGGCTGAAAAGTATAGTATTTTTCCCCATTAATCGTGCTTGTTTTGATATCATCAGTGAACATAAGATCGCCTTGAAGTACGCCCGTAATCCCCAATTTTGAAAACTCTCGTAATGCAATTTTAAATTTAGAATTAAGTACTCCAGATAAATCATCATCTATTTCTCCTTCAGTCTTATATAACTTTGGATTCACGTTGAATACTGACTTCTTTGCAACAAAAAACTTATCATCTTCTGGGTCTATGCCTGCAAATATAGCAGGGGCCCCATCCCACTTCACTGTCATATTGACAGAACTACGACTCGAACCAGCAAGCATGTCTCTCAAGGATCGTAGGAAATTAATAGCAGCACGCCCACCATCAACACCAAAATTAAGGATTTCATCCTCTAGGTGTTCTAGGTGAAGGTTTTTCCCTGCCTTGTCCTCTGTGAGCATCTCTTTAAAACTAATCATTTTCTTAAAAGCTCTAAATTTTTAGTTAAATCATGGTTAGATTTTTTTGGTTTATCTGTAATTTGCAGTGCCGTGGTAAATCTATAATTATAGATAGGATTACTACCACCTCGTTTAACTCTTATTCTCAATCGCATCTTTGGATTGAATTGGGGTATTGGTAATTTTGCTGGATTATCTTGCATATAATATAATCCATATCCACCAATTTGAATATAATAGACACCTTTTCTACCATAATAGTCCCACAAAATCTTTGATGGAACTGTCAAAAACTCATTCTTAAATCTTTTATAGTCATCAGAAACATGTTGTGGTGTGAAATTTCTTGAAGGCACAGTTCCTTTATTTGGCACACCATGTTTAGACCATTTATCATTTACAAACTTTTCTGCACCTATTCCAATTAATAATTCTTTCATTTCTAGTGCGGCATCAGTATTGGTGCTAGATAAAGACCAATAGTTGTTTGAATATTTCAAAGTTCCTTGACCATAATCTGCTTTTAAATCTAATTTTATTTCTAAGGAATAAGGTGTGCCATGAAACATAAACATACCATCAGGCCCATGGCCACCGGGACGAGGAGGTGAAAAGTTTGGTGGTGTTAAATTTGCTGATTTTAGAATTTCATAAACTTCAAGTTCGTATGCAAATCCTCTACTCTTTGATTCAATCAATAAGTCTTGAATCCTGTCCACATGATTAACATAGGATTCGTCTCTCGGTTTTACTTGACGCATAAATTTTTCTAGTGACAACCGCTTTCTCCATGTAATACAAATAACTATATTTATTTATAAAAGATTGTAATCTATTAAGGTACTTCTACCCAATTCTTAACAAATCTCATACCATAATTATCCACTTTAGGTATCTTGCTCAAATCTATACCCTCTCTTAGTATAGGTTCTTGAGTGAAGCCAGAGTAGTCTACATGGTGATGAACTCTACCATACTTCCATGATAGCTTGGCAACGTCTGGATGCATATCAACCAACATCTGGGATTTGTTCATTGTTCCAAGTGGATTATACTTTTCCTTATTGACATGCTCCTTATTCTCCTTATGATAAAACTCCTCTGTATTACCACCCTTCACGGTTTGTGTAGCACTTTTACCCTGTAGGAAGGCATTGAACACTATAGTGCAATCTCCATCTTTTAGAACTCGCAAACAGATATCAGTGTCCTCATTGTATCTACCTCTCCAACGATGCTTACACTCATTGTCAATCAGGAGACAGGAGTATATCCTTGTATTCCACACGATAGGTGGGCGCTTCTCATTTGGTGGCAGGAAGAATCTATAGCGCAATCCTGCTATCTTTATGTTCTCATACCTGTCTACAAATACTTCTGGCACTCTGAATACAACACCGCTCTCTACTCGTATACGATAGTTTTTGTGCAGTCTATAGAAGTCATCAATGTTATCATCCAGAACCCAGTGACGTTTATCACCCTGTGAAATAGAATGCTCCCAACACCAGTTTCTTGCTCTTCCAGGCCCATCACCATGATTGCTGAATGGTAGTACTAGTAACTTGCTCTCACCCACTTCAGC